GGTTACATCTATTAATCTAGCTGGAGAATTAACAGTTTGAGGAGGAGGAAGATTAACTATTTGATTTCCATTCATATCCAGAGTGGAAGTCATCTGATTAGGAGTGACTCCACTTCTAGATAAAACATCAAGAAAAGCTGTAGTTATAACTGCATTATTACTATTAATAGTAGTGACAGCAGTAGTGTCATTTTGAAATGTAGCTACATTGTTAAGAGTAATATTTTCAGACATAATCTACTTTCTTATGCGTATACTATATATGCGGGTGTTGATATAGCAGTTATTCTAATCAATAGAGTTTTAGATGCTGCTGCCGCTATGGTTATTACAGATTGATTAGCATCTGATGCTCCACCAGATCCTGCTGTAATTGTAAAACTATTAGTGGCACCGCCATTAATAATCAAACATTGAAAGATGTCACCTATTTGAACACCAGCACTGTTATTGCTCATATAATTAACAATATTAGTAGCTGTATCTAAAGTAACAGTTTGAGCTGCGGCAGTAGAATTCCATACGAATATTCCACCGCCAAGTTGAGCTGCGGTTGCTGTAGTACCAGTTGCACCAGTACCAGTAGTAACCACACCAGTTCCAGTCATCCACATAGTACCAAACTGTTGACCACCAGGTACCGATGAAGATACCTGCGTTCCAGGAACATAAGCTCTAACTCGCTGGTTCATAACAACTTCGTCTAAACCACCCATAAGGTCGATTCTAGAAGTATCGATTGCCATTTGTTTCCTTTCTAGTGAGGTGCCCCGAAGGGCACCAACACTATATTAGCTATTAGAAGCTGATGTTACCGTAGAGCTTGTATCTAAGACGAAGCTGAACAAGTCCGCTTGTAAACGTACCTGTAGCAATCGCAGAGATCCATGCACTCTGTGGGAGTGGAGTGATGACATTCGTCACGAGTGGAACATTGCCCAACCACGCGCCATTGCCTGCAATAGCAGTAGCAAATCCAGTACCACCAAATATGATGCCACTAGTTGCGGTGGGTGTCCAGAATGTCGCACGCATACCAGGAGTAGCCATATTTGCAGTGAGCAGACCGTTTAAGAGCTGAACACCTGCATTAGGAGTTACCTGAACGAATGTTGCATTGGGTGAACCTGGAAGCTGGGAAGTCGTTGCGAGACCTACAGCAAGAGAAGTTCCACCTGTTGCGCCAACAATAGTCTCAACTTCAACAGTTTCAAAGAACAATTGAGTTCTATCAAGGATGATAGTACCTGACGTAAGACCAGTTGGGAGAGTTCCTTGTAATGGAACGAAGAGATTCACTGATTGGATACCTGCTTGAAGAGCAGTACCTGTACCAGAGAAGGTTGTGGGAGCGCCACCAACAACAAACGGTGAACTACCGGCTGTAGCTGGAGAACCCCACTGAGTGGGAACGAGAGGAATGTAGGTTTCTATCTCACGAGTTTCCCCGTAAACAAGATAATCTCCACCAATCTCAGGGACGGGTTTCTGTGTACCGTATTGTAAGTATAAACCGTCCTGATTATACCATGTACCTGCGACCATGTTAAACCTCCATTAGCTCGGAACAACAGTTGCGTTCGTGAGGATGGTGACCAGGTTCTCCGGCCTATATAACTTGAATCCCCATTCTGCAATGGTGATGTACTCTTCTTGCTGTAGATCCTTATTGAATTCAGAATAGACAGTTGGGAGCTGACGGAATGCGCCAACCCATGGAAGGGTATCACCTGGAGCTGCCGAGAAGAAGAAGTTAGCGACACCAACAGAGCCAGCGGAAAAAGCTGTACCTACGGAGCCTGCTACACCACCAGAAGTGATGGTTTCGGAAGTTATATTGGGAAGATAGTTAGACACATAAATGTCAAACCCAAAGAGATTAAACCGGAATTTGAATCCGGTAACCGCACCATCTCTGATAACGCCTTCCCACATTGGCATGGGGGATAAGAGGTTAACAAGATTAGCCTGAGTTTGAATCGTATATGCAACGGAAGGATCAACAACCGCACACAGATTCACTAGAGGAACGTTAGCCTTTGTTAAGGCATAATGTGCTCTAGCGAAGTCTGGGTACGAAATGCCTGAACCGGCACCTGTACCAACGAAACGATGGTCTGCTAAGTTAATAATATTTGTATTTGCTGCTGTTTGTCCTGCATTCGCCTTGGCGAAGATATCGGTTTCCACAGCTTCCATGAGAGCACGATGCTGACGGGGAACGAATGCAGCGATAACATCGGCAGCATAGAACGAATCCCTCTTGAACTTCTCTGAAATGGCATTAGCAGAATACTTGTACTTATCGAACTGGAACGTAAAGTTACCAGTATCCATAGCATCATATTTAACTGCTTGACCTTCAGTAAAGTCTGCAACTGTTGCTTCACCAATGGACGGAATGTTTAAGGTTACGCCATCTGGGAAGTCGGAAATAATACGGACAAACTTCATAGCATTCAATTCGTCTAAGAGTAACTCTTTGATATGTCTCGACCAAAGGTTAGTTCTTAAAAGAAACTGAGTATTGGCATCCATAAAGCCTGCCATTTAGAAGTCTCCTTTAGATTGATTTAGAATTTAATTCTATAATCTTTTTCATATTTGTTGAAATCGTCTGTCTCAAATGAATCTCCAAGGGAGAGCATGTCTCGATGCATTTCAACGTTTGTTTTGGGGTCGTAGTATTTCTTAGGATTCGTATCTTTCATATTCTGGTAATAATCCCAGTTTCTAACTTCTACGTTTGGTTTGAAGGTAGTAGTATTCTGTACGTTTCTAGGGACTGATCTGAATGGATCTCTATTAGGAGAGACATCCTCGATACCTAACATCTTAAGTAATACTTTAGGATTGTTACGTGCAGTCTGATTAAGATAATCTTCTGAAATATCTAGTTCTGCCATATGATTAGCTAATTGATTATTATAGTTTTGACCATACTTTTCAGTTAGCTTCTGTTTGACGAAGTTATAGTTCTCTGTCTGTTTACGTGTGGTCTCACGTTCATGGATACGGTTATCCACAAGAGATTCTATGTCTTCTTTCTTTATGCTAGGAGTCTTCTGTTCCGTCACTATTGGTTGTTCTGTCGGAGGAGCAGTCTGTCTTTTCTCTAATCGGTCTAAGAGATCTTCTAGTTTTGCTCTAGCTACGTTCTGTTCTTTTTCTTTTAAATAGTCTCTCCTGATCTGGTCCATCTGAGATTCTAATGTCTGGATGTAATTATCCGCTATATATTTACCTTTAGCTAATTCTTTAGCATCTCTGAACTTTTTGTTCTCACCTACTAAAGTCTCTAGGTAATCTATCGTATCGTCTACTTGTGTGGTCTCTAATAGACTATCCACTGGTCTTGGTCTCCTTTATGTAATCTTGAAACTCATTAGCAAAGAATATAAACGCAATTAAAAACGTTCTATCTTCATGTGTTAGAGTTTCACCTTTAACTAATTTATGAGCTATCTCTAATGCTTTGGTCTTCATAAATGAGATAACAATCTCTGCAATGCATCATTAATGCTATTAAACTCTTGTTCTATATCGTTAAACAATCTACGTATATTTCCAAACGATTGTTCAATTTCTGTTAAAATACTATCTTGTGTTGGTGTCATTGAGTAGCTAATGTCCCTACTGGTGATGCATTGGCAGGAGGCTGTCTATGCAAATTCATTGGAGTTGCTTCAGGAGTAGTAGGAGGTCCATTTAGGTCAAAGTCACTCCCTTGTCCTGTAGCTGTCTGACTAGCCATATGTACTTGTTCTTCTAAAGCATTGGTAAACTTCTGTGCTTCTGCTTGTTCTGAGAGAGCTACAAATGGCATGACTATGTTGTAATCTTCTATGTTTAATGCTTTCTCAAATACCTGAGCTAATCTAACTCCAGAGAAATGAGGCTGTATAGTAGGCCATAAATTAGAGCCTGTAAGAGATGTTATGTTCTGAACTAAATCTGCTTGTTCAGCAAAATGACGTGCTGCTATGGGTTTAATACGTCCTACACCTGTTATATCTTCTACTGTTAGTTCTTGATATGTAGTAATCTTAAACTGATCATCAAAGACAGGAATTGTCTGAACTCCAGTCATTGTTCTTCTATCAAGTTCTAACATAGCGTTAAGAAGAGGTTCTAAGAACTCTTCTTCGAATTGTGTTATCTTGTTGTTATAGATTCTAGCGGAAGCATTCTCTAGACGTTGGACTTCATATTTAGTCTTCTCGCCCGGAGTACGGAAACCCATTGCTTCGCGGGGCGCTCCAGCCATCTCTTCCATCAATCGTTCTAAATTCTGTATTTCTAAGTTAGCTTGAAGAACGTTATGAGGAGGAATGTGCATCTCGACATCGCCTTCATCTCCAATGAATATCTTTTCACCAGGACGCCAGACGAAATCTTCGACGAATCCTTTGACTTTCTGTACTGGGTATGTAATAAGATCAAAGACATCTGCCTTCATGTTCTCTACATGATCCATACGGTACTGCATACCTATAAGGTTTGCGAGAGGTCCTTGTCCCCAGAGGTTATCTTGTCTTTTTCTCCACGGGACAGAATATATTGGAGGTTTAGCAAAATAGCTCGATCCAGGTCTATTCTCAATAAGTTTATGTCTGTCAATGCACGTAATGACTCTATTCTTTTCGAAATGGTCATTTATTTGATCGTACCAATCACCGAAGAACGTAAGTACCTCCACAAAGTCGGCCAAGAGATAGGACCTATAGGACGTAAATCCGTCCATCGCATAAAGGCGATCACGTTGCTGCCAGTCACCTTGGAAGGTTCTGGCATGGAATCTAATATTGCGGAGATAGTTGTAGAGTTCTTCATAAGCATTCCTATTCTCGTCATTAGATAAACGTTGTAGATATTCTCTTAACTCACCTAAAGATATGATTGATCTAACTATCTTAGGAGAATTTTCAAAGTTCTCTGCTGTAGGATTGAAGACAATATCTAAAGGATTGATACGTTTAATAACGGGGCCTACATAACCAACTTTAATACCGTTGGATTGTTCAACTCTTTCATCCATAAACTCTATAGTAGCGAATGGATTACCTGTATCTATGTAATCCATGATGCATTTATATAGTTCTTGTTTGAATGAACGTTGACTTATGATCCACTGCATCCTGTTAAGGATGGCATCTCTCTTGTCTACTGATGCACTGTTCTTCTCGTCTGCCTGCCAGTATAACCATTTATTACGTTGAGTGCTAGGAAAGAGAGTAGCTGTATAGTTAGCAAATAGATTATCTCTTATTTGACAAAGCTTCGGAACAGTCGTCTTATTCTTCCAAGGCAACTGAGCATTCGTAGTCTGAGTCGTATCCGTAGCATAGACATATCTTCTGACTTCCTCCCAATCAACTTTAGCGTTCTGACGTAGTGTATCCCACTCTATCCAACGTTCTGTTATTCTTGTAGCTAACATATCGGGCTGCAACACATTGTGCAGCTCCATTACTCTACCGGTCATTTAGGAAGTATTTCTTCTATCTTTTCAGAGACATGATATAAAAATCCATTGACTTTAACGAATGATCCACCGTCTGCATGTGGACCTAAGTCTGTAATCTTTTCTCTGTCTACTTCAATGGTTACACCATTGTCAAATGAGGTTAATTTCAATTAACTCCTCCGAATTTTAAATGGAATTTGAAATCCTGTTGATCTCTAATTGACTTAGTAAAGTTAATTGGAGGTACAGCGAAATCTATGGCAGAAGACAGAGCATCTTTAACGTCATCATGAGGGGGGTTCATGAAGACAAGCTCTTCTTCTAATACTTGACAGTTACCACTAGGATAATGCCATATTTGATTATTAGCGTACTTGGGCTCTAAGACAGCCATAATACGCTCTTCTTTGCTTCCTTCCCATCGACTAGGGCGATATTCTTCAACAGCCAGGGATAACCCATTAGGTCTTATGTAACTTTCTTTTAAGTCTTTGACAATGGCTATTTGTGCTGCTGAGACTTCTGCTCTGATCTTACGGAAGCCCCACTTTTCGTAGAGTTTAAGTATTCTACGATAGTATTCTGATATCTTATCAGTCTTAAATCTGTCTATTTCTAGTATGTAGTATTGATTGTATCCGTCTGCACCGACTACTACAATACACGATGAGTCTGACCTTTTACCGATACTGAAGGCAAAGTCGACAGCGGCGACAACGTTGAGACGGTTGTTTTTAAAAAACCATCTTCCGTCACGGCAGTAGAGATGCTCCGGACCGTAGTATTGGAATTGGCTTCTCTGAATCGGCGATGATCCAACATCGTGCGGATCGTTATAGTATTGTGCCCTGAAGTGCGTCTTGTTAAGGTATTGCGCTCTTTTCGTGGCAAGGATCTTGACGTCGAAGCCGAACCATCTACCATCTGAGCGTTGCTGTCTGGGCCAGAGGAATTCACCTGTACCATCTCCCAAGGATTCCACAGCATGTTCCTTAACCTCAAATAAGGGTTCGGCTGCGATTCTATTACCCAATTCATCATACTCTTCAATCTCCATTTCTACTAAGTCAGCATATAGATCTTTAGGGTGATATCTAGTACCAACTACCCATTCTTTAGCCCCTACGCCTTCAACAGAAGACAGTAGGGAATACTGATTCTTTGCTTTTTCTCTACCTTCTTCTTGATAAGCATTACCCTCTACAACAACGTCGTCGAGAATAGCAATATCGCAGTGAAGGCCAACAATATTGGAAGTAAGGCCGGCAGTAAAGATAGTTGGATCTCTAATGTACTCAGCTTTCCTTTTGGGGTGGTCAACTGAAATTTCACGTTCTGTCCATTTTTCTCTCTTAGCTTCTTCTTTATGTATTAAATCAGGCCATAATAATCTAACAACATCTGATGTTAATATGTCTTTAATAGATTTAAGTGCTTTGGTAGCAAGATTAGATGTAGATGATATATAGAGGATTCTTATGGCCGGATTCTTTATAACCTCCCAAGAAGCCCTTAAAGTAATTAAACTAGATTTCATATGATCTCTAGGTAAAAGGGTTAATTGATGATCTTTAGCATCTTGCCTAGTCCACCAAGAGATTGTTTCTCTATGTATATTACCTAGTAAACGCATAGGTTGAACTGTCTCTATATACTTTTCAAAGGAATATATACAAGACTGTCTAATCTGATCTCTATGTTGTTCTAGAACAGTCTGCTTAAGTTTGTTTTTAGCTCCCTTAGGTCGGCCCATTTTCCATTCTATCTATACGTTTGCCTTGTAATAGCATTCTTTGGTCCATGGCAGTCATTCTCTCTTCTTGTCTTGCCATAGCTACTACTACTTTCCTTAACTCATAAATTTCTTCTTCCACATTCTCTAACCTCCCAGATTGTGCATCTACTGAGGTTCTAATATTGGACATAAACCAGCTACCACCTGCTATAAAAGTTAATATAGTCAAGATGTTACCTAGATTAACTTTAAGAAATTCTTCCATTAACTAACTTAAAGATAACTCAACAGAAATCTTAATAGGTCTACGAGACATTAATTAAGTCCTACAATCAATGTAGCTGAAGTACCTGTTGCAGATACTCTACTAACTTGAATAGGAAGAAGTGTTCCTGCTGGAATACCTGAGAATGTCACTGAACTGCCATCACCTGCCATAATAACAGCTAAAGTACCAGCACCACCTACCCAAAGAGCACGTGTATTCGATGTTAAATCAACACCATCTGTAGGTGTTATTGCTACTGCTTGGCTTGCAGCGGCTGTTACTGTACTAACTAATCTATTTGCCATTATGCTCTTCCTTTTCCTACTGTCTTACCAGTACCTTTCATTTTACTATTCCAAATCTTAGCGGCTTTAACTGTGCCGTACTTACGTTTTAGTTTGAGGTAACCGGCTGGCATTAGACTCTTTCACGATCTTCGGAGGAAAGAACATGTCGTGAAGATGCTTCATTTCATCTGCTGTAAAATGAATGGCTACTTCGGTTGTTGAACCTACGTGAGACGCGATCTTGTGTTTAAGTGATTCCATAATTATTACTCTCTTTTAAATTTGTTACACCAACCATTAGGGCTAATAGTTCCCATTACTATCTCACAAGTTCTTTTAATGTAATATTCACATTTAGAACACTGTTCATTAGAACTACCATGATCGTCTGTGTAACGTACTGCAAACTTAGGATACTTAAGATCAGCCATTACTTGATAAACTGACCTAGAAAATGTAAGACATTAGTTGCAATGGCAAATCCCATGCCAAAACATAGTCCAAATAAGAAATCTGCTATTGCTTTATGCATTTATCTAACAGGTTGCTTTCTGTTCCCGTCTCCAAAGTGGCTAGAGTCATCGATGACTTTCTTTGCCGGCTTAATATTAGGTGCCTCGCCACCGCCTGAAGGTCTGGGAAGTTTATTAACTGGATGTTTATGAACGTTTATAATCTCATTACGTTTAGCCATGATGTGATCATTAGACAGTCCATGGTCTGGATATTTAGGATCCATGCCTTGTGCTGATTGAGAATATAGTTGATTACCTAAACTATCTTTAGGAGACATTATTGTCATTATTGATATCCTTTAAATCCCGGAGGTGTTGAGCCAGGTTGACCGGGAAGAATTGATTTACCTCTGTTTAAGTCTACAGGTTGATTAGAGTCCTTTGATGGAGGTGCTGATTTAGATCCTTCATGAGCAGGACTTGCACTATCTTGATCAGGAAAAGAGGGATGAATTAACAAACCTCCACCACTAGCTTTCAACTCCTCCCATGTTTTATCAACCATTACTTATCTTTCTAATAGGTCCATCTCACTGCGTTCGATGAACATGTACTTTTAGTCCTTCTTCACGAACTGCTTTCTCAAAGATCTCTTTAGCATCTCTAAGACGATGTTCAGGAACTACTATAAAGTTAGTTCTTGTAGTTCTGTGAGGAGCTGATACTTCCTGCATTAGTATTCTCCACTCTGTTGCATTTGTGTACTTAAATCACTAGGCATCTGAGGAGCCATCATCTCTGGTGTAGTAGGAGAATTAGGGACCATAGACTGACTACCCATGTGGGTAGGTTGTACAGTACCTTCTCCTGGGAATGCAGGATGAATCATTGATTTCCTTGTCTTATGTTTTAACATTTATTGATTTTCCTTAGAAGGTACTGAAGATTGGGAACCTTCGTGAGCTGCTTTGTTATTTCCAATAGAAGGAAAAGCTTGATGTATTAATCCTCTACGAACTTGTTTATCAAAACCAGCATCTTGTCTTTCACCAACAATAGATTCTCTAATATAATCTACATCAGGGTCATATTTTGGATATCTCTCATTTCCCTGGTCTCCGTATTCAACCATTACATATCCATGCCGTGAGGGGCACCCTTCTCTAATTTAACTGCAGAACCTTTACCAATCCTAGATGGGGTTACCCCACCTGGATCATGTTCCATAGCACCACCCATGCCTAAGTTACCAGCAGGGCCACCATCTGAACCGTTATGACTCTGACTACCCATGTGGGCTGCCTGAGGTGTCCCTTGAAGATGTTGATATGAAGGGACGTTATGTACTGCGTAATCCATTGTTTAATTCTTCTCCTTTGCTCCAACGAGCATTCGCTGCCTTGGAGGCTGTTTCAGAACGTTGTTCTGGTGTTAATTTTAGTGCTCTTGCTTTGCCACCTTTTGAAGCAAATGCTTTCAATTGACGACTAAGCACGTCTACGTATATACCTGCTTCACGACTAAGCATGTATCCATGCTTGGCGACATGACGACTAAGCACAGTGGTATCGTTATTAGATATCTTATATTTCATTTACCCATCCTACGAACGGCTTTCATCCATGATCTTAAGACATCCTTCTCTGTCAATTGTCTACCACTACTTAGTATTTGTATAGGTGGTGGAGTAGGAGTTGGAAGAAGGCTGGTATTGACCATAAAGAATTGGTCAATAGGTGGATAACCTTTAGGTAACGGCCAGTCTGATTGAAAGAATGGTGTACCTTGAATAAACTGTAATAGAAGTTCTGGATTATCTCTCCAGAATTGATCTATAGGAATAAAGGTTCTAGGTAACGGCCAGTCTGATTGTCTAAAGGGATTTTGAACAAATAAGGTTGAATTTAATAAACTTTGTAACCAAGTTTGATCTATTGGCTGTAAAATAATCGGTAAAGGACTATCTACATTTTGAAAGAATGGAGTAGGAAATGGTAATTGTACGTTTCCAAACTCTGACCAGAATTGTTGTATAGGTTGATATGTTTCAGGTAAAGGCCAGTCAAGTTGATTGAATGGTGCTTGAAAGACTGGTGCTAGTGTAGTTTCTAGAAGGTTTTGATACCAATCTTTATACCAGATTGTTCTCTGAGGATTAGGCCAATCTTCCTGTACAAAAGGAAATGTTTCTTCTTGAAAGAAATTGACTAAACTTTGTATCCACGTCTGATTTATAGGTTGTGGGATTACAGGTAAAGGTGAGTCTACAATCTGTAAGAAGGGTGTAGGGAAAGGTAATTGTACATTACCTGCGTCTAACCATGTTTGATACCAATTAACCCTAAGTGGGTTGGGCCAATCTGTTTGTACGAATGGATTTTGAACAACAGTTGTTAGAGCATTACCAGATATAGTCCAACTTTGGTACCATGTTACAGGTCTAGGATTAGGTTGGTCTACTGGTGTAAATGGAGTAGGTCTAGGTAATAGGACATTACCACGATCTTCTATACTCAGATACCAAGTTATTCTAGGTGGATTAGGCCAATCATACTGTGAATTAACATTAGTTAATTCAAATCTCTGAGTCCAAGTTAAACCTGAACGAAGAGGTTGATGTTGAGTGTATAGAGGATCTCTTAGAACATACTGTGTTGTACTACTTAGAGTCGTTTCTAATAGATTTTGAGACCAATCCCTATACCAAGTAACAGGTCTAATATCTGGAAAGATACCTGGAGGGGTAGCTGTAAAATTACCACTCATATTACGTCAATATCTGAGAGAAGAGTACTTGATTGTTAATAATAGGTTTAGTGTAGATATAAGAACGGTCTGGTCTGAAAGCAGGAAATGGTAAGTCTATTATTTTAGAAACAACAGGAGCCCCTGAGACTGCTGCTTTAAACGCAGCGACAGCAGACATTGTAGTGAAGTTAGCTGTTTGTCCCATTGTAGCTGCAATAGATGCAGCCGTTGATTGAATGAAATCTTCAGTAAATAAGGCATCATTCTCAGCCCCAGTATTTGATGCTCTCTGTGTAAAAGCATTAGGAGAAGTACCTGCTGTATAGACAATAGCACCACCAAATGCTTCAGAACATCCGCCGTAGATCAAATCACCGTTAGTAGTAGGTGTAAATGTTCCTGTGGTTACTATATTAGCTCCAGTTCCTGGAGTTGTTTGGACTTGTCCAGTATGTCCATCAATTGCTGAGGCAGTAGCTATACCAGTGTAATTACTGATAGCAACACGAACTTGAGCAGAAGATGTGAAATGTGCTGTAACTGTAGTAACACTAGTTACATTTTCTTTGTAAAATAACTGAATAACTCCATTGTTAGTGCTATCAGTTATTGCTGTGACAAGTGAATAGGTGTTACTCTGATCATCTGTTACACTTGTTAAAGCGTTAGTGCTTCCTAAGTCTACAAATAGACCACAGACAAATCCACTACGTGCTGCAGTGAAAGACGCCGATGTACTGGTTACAGCAGTGGCACTTCCATCCGCACCTAGAATGGTTTCAATATGGGTTATAGCCACTTAAAACCAAACGTATATTAGAACGGTTCGTAGACGATATGTGCGTTAGCAGTGGTTGTAGCGCCAGTACCGTTGCTATCGTTATACAACATAGCTTGACCTAAGGTCACAGGAAGACCTGCAGCAAAGACAGCATTACCAATTAAAGTATATTGCTGTGTGGGAGCTGCATTCCATCTTATGATACCACCAAATGTATTAAGACCTAGATTGATTCTAGGTGCTGTAATCGCATTACTGTTGGTAGGTTGGGTGGCTGCGGTGATGAAGGTAGTGTTGGTAACTGGAGTAGAATTAGACTGCATAGGACCATCACCATTAGGGGATGCTAGAGCAGTGGGAGTTACAGCAGCAGTACCAATGGGAGCATACCTAAATGCTCCAATAGTAGATGCAGCAGCAGTCCCTGAGATTAAGACTTCTATAATGTCAGTAACCTGAGTAGTAGAAGACCCAATCATAGACATATGATTAGCGCCAGCAGAGATGGTGCCAGTAGCTACTGCAGCGAAAGATACGCCAGCTGTAGAAAAGATTCGTTTAGCCATTTAAATGTTGTTTCCTAGGTTTGCGAAGTAGGTCAAACCTTCTTCTTGTTGTTGAATATAAGTTTTATGTACATAGTCTGGCATTTTCGACTGTATGCCGCAGTTATCACAGATATATTTATTACAGGAGAGACATAAAGATCTATCTCTGGTTCTCATAGGATTCATGATTACTACGGTACCGCAATGAGAACAATGATTGGTCTTAGCTTCAAAGAGAGATCCTTCGGATACCTGCGCGGGATGATAGCCTAGAGATAAGGCTTCTTGCGCGGTTAGACCAGGAGAAGCGCGGTGATCTACCATTAAGTAACCTTCATGGATTTGTTTAGAACTCATATTTGAAATCCATAGGCAATGACTGTATTATTAGTACAACCTAATCCTAAAGCAGGACAGGAGACAACAATAGAAGTATTCTGTGCTGATGCTGATATAGGAGATCCTGATAAATCAATTACCATTGGAGTATTTCCTAATAAGACGCCAGAAGAAGCACAATACGTGAAATGCATTGTTCCGCCTACAGTTCCTGTAACAGTAACGGTTACTGGTAATCCTATCGTAGCACCTGAACCAGAGACAACAAATCCTTGTATGTAAGTAGTCTTACCGGCTGCGCCAGCTAATGTTGCAGTAGCTGTAGCATTAGCTACATTACCTGAAGAAGAAGTTAATTGATCAGTAGTAGCTGAGAATGTAGAATAACCACTCATAGAATAATTCCTTAGAAGAAGACAGATAAATTAATAGATTTATATTGACAAGTTATTAACTATGTAGTAGTATATCTGCTGGTTGTCTACATTACGTATATTATTATAATATATATGTCAAGAAAATGTTATGGACGAAGAAAGGAAATGTTATGGACGCAAAGAATAGAAGTTATGTTTCTGGAGATTCTCTAACAATGGCAGGAGCAGAACGATTAATGGAAGTAATATCACAATTCTGGAAAGACAAAGGTAAAGAGATTAAACTATGGATTGAACCGTTTACTGATGCTAGAGTTTATTCACATAACATGTTTCAGATTAGATCTAATCTACATAAAGGACTGCCATCTCACAAGAGTTCGGTACCTAAGTGAAAGATGTTAATTGGAGAGACTATCCTTTTGGGTATAAGTTTAGACCAGGAGAGAATTATACATTTGCTTCTTCTGAAGATTATGAACACTTTAAAAAGACAGGAGAATATTCATATCCATATGGACTCTTTGAACAGAAGACAATAACTATTAAACTAGATAACTCATGGATTACTAAATGAGTCGAGGATACCACTCTAGAATGCCTCTAGGACTGCGTAGGAAGCTCACTGATGCATTATTTTATACACTAAGCTACCCACATACCAGAATACATCCTAACTCTTACTACGGAGCTTCCTATGAGCTTATACAAAGGATAGACAATGAGATACAAATTAGGTGATTTAAGATACTTAAAAATGAAACCAAAGACAGTGTACTGGCAAGTGATTGCTGAAGCACCAGAGAAGAAATTAACTTTCTGGGAATCATTCGATACTGTTTACGATTCTTATGATTTAAAGATTAGAGGATTACTATAAAAGATCATTCTCACTACGTTCGAATAAAATTTTGGTGAGATATTTTTACGGTGTAATTCATCGGGCCTAGCCTACCCCCCAACCCCCTTGGAGGGGGTCAAGAGCTGATGCTATGGTGAAATGGACGTCTTAGTTTATAGAGCACACACAGCCTGACAGACTATATATAGCGCATATTATACATACGTATATAGCGCATAACTATAGTATAACAGGCTTATCAGGCTAATAGGTATGACGTAATATACAGTCTAATATAACGTTAGACATAAAAATACCCCGCACAGTCGCAAGACCATGCGGGGTTTTAGTTAGATGCTAGTTAATGGGCGATCTAGCTACCTCTATTTAGTAGCAGCGCGTTGCTTTGCTGCCTCTATTAGCTTATCTCTTGTGCTCTCTTCTGCTGGTTTAACAGAGGCTAGCACATTGAGACGATCACCTAGACGCTTGCAAGCGGATCGTGCTTCCTTTCCACCTGCCTTTGTCATGTAGTCCAACCATAACTTGAATACGTCGCCATCCATAAGGTAGGTGACGAACGTATTCAACATATCCTCGCCTTGTTCCATGTTCTTCGGCAAGGTGTACGTTGTTGCTTCGCCTGTTTCTCTACCCTCAACACTATTTACCAAAGCATCAAATTGGTTGAGGAGAGGATTACCTATCACATCACGCAACGCCTTACGTGGGTTCATAAGAGCAAATTGCGAACAAGTGAACGCGCCCTGCTTCTCTACAGCGTTATGTTTGTCATATATTGAGATAGGACGCGGCGTTGTGCGGACTAAACCTTTTGTCTGTCCTTCGGTAGTTAGAAAGTATTTGACAGACAGATTAGTCAGCACATCAACCTGTTTAAACTTATGCAACAGGTTAACTGCAAGTTTGAAGTGTCGTTTAACTACGTTAACTGTCTTATCGTAGTTGGACTTATCAGCCTGATTGAAAGCAATAGCTTGTTTGTCAGCTATCTTTACTTTCAATGCTTCGCTCTTTTGTTTAGCCGCAACAGCGACAGACAGTAACTTAGCTAGTTCTTCGATACGAGAGAACACCTTAATTCGTCTAGACCCTGAACTGCTTACGATTGTCTTAGGGTACTTATCATAAGGTTCATTTGTTCCCTCGACATACTCCTTAGTAGTCCCCGGTTCAGGTAACAAGTTCCACAATTCCGGGTTACTGTCCACAAGTTGAGCTATTCTAGTGTGGACATGAACAGGACCCATATAATCCATCTTACTTGCTTCGTCTAAAGCAATGAAGATTTCTTTTAGGGCCTCGTCTCGATTAAGGATTGCAGCGGCCTCTTCCACAAGCTTATCGAAAGACTTGGCTTGCTCTGCTACTACATCCATTGCAGTACCAGCTAGTGTTTGAGGCTCAAACTCCGCCATCTGTTCTAAGATAGCTTCATTATAATCCTCGTCATCAACGCCCGGCTGTTGTGGGTTACGCCTGATGATATCAATGATAACATCATCAGCATGTTTCCACGGTTCCGGGTTCTCGGCATTGAACGCTAGACGAAAGTAACGTCCGACCTCTGCTTCACCGCTGACAATTGCACTATACTCGTAACCTTCAATGGTGCTGTCGGAGGAACGTATAGAGATATCATTAGCCATGTGTACTGCTCCTTGTTGAGAACCTATCATCACGTCGCCGCATCATGCCCGCAGTATGTTGTTATTCGTACACTTTTGCTAAGCTTCCATTAGACTTCCATACCCATATTTGAGCAGAGCCATAAAACTCTACCTCATACCGAATAGCAGGAACGGGGTAGTTTGGTTCATCTATACCAAACGCATATCTTGCGTCATATATGTCTTTATCTTCCCCGATATCAAATTCACACCAAGGCTCTAAGCCATGTTGTCGGTGGTAAACAGTCGTTGTCATCGCTTCACCTCTGCCATTGACAACAGCGTATTTGCCAACAACAGAGCATTGTTGGTTTCAAACCCGGGCTCTATCAGGATAAGAACAACTCCCGACACATATTCATGTGCGGAACACATTCCATCCAAGTATTGCTCGGATAGATCATTCAAGCGTCGCATTGCATCAGTCATCGCTAGACCCTTCCCTTGCGGGCATGGTGTAGCGACGCTCTGTAGGTTCGGTTCACGATGTGAAACAACACTATGATTTATCATAGTCTTTTTCTTATTGTCTCTAAGTCTACTCTCCTATTGTGGCTAAGTCAAGGCAGGTACGCGCTTATTTCATAGATTTGGAGGTAGCATGTTGCTCCGAGCGGCTGGGAGCAACATAATACCACAGACTGCCTAATAATTAAGCAACAGTTTATGTACCTGTAGGATCCGTTATCCTGCTGGTATCCTATTCCTATTGCATAGTATATGTATGTACATAACGATGGTGTAATCGCACCATCGTGATAGGTTTGACTAAGTTTGTAGGGCGCGAGAATAAGACCACAACATTTGTCTATAATGTATGTTTTAAGACAAGCCATTGATATTGTTGAGTTTAAGTCCATGGCTGACTTGACTTAAGAATAAAAAGGGAGTACTATGTAGGGTAAGCTGAAGAAGTGGTCGAACGAAGTGAGACATCTAGGAGAATAGAATGTTCATTAACTTCCTAAGTCCAAAAGACAATCCTGTTAAGGGAGAATTCGTTGGGAATGCTATACGTGAACGTGAACTGAGAGAAGTAGTTCACTATAGAGAGGATGATAAAGATCCTTTCTGTTCTAAATGTGGATGTCCAGCTAAGGTATGGCTGGACAGTGAGTATCGTTGGGAACAGCATCCTGCTCGTTGTTCTCTCATAGTTGGGTTGATCTTACATGGAGGTAAAACATGAGACAGAAGACAGCAGAAGAGAACGCAGTTCTAGATTTAATTAATGCTATTCACGAAGTTATGCCTTCTCGTTTGATGGAAGCGAGGATGCTTATTCAAAAGATGCAAGATGACAAAGAACCATGGGCTGAAATATGGCCTGCATTGGTTCGTTTCATGTGGGATAGGCTACCAGTATGAGCAGCCAACACATTGACAAACTAGCGGCAGGCTACGGCCTGTCGTTTCCCGAACAAGTTAAGTATGCTATACGATCCATGACATACGGCGAACTCATGGAAATGGCTATTAAGATACAACATATCAACGATGATCCTTGCCTAGCGGCGAGGCTATGGGCCTATGGCGACACACTTCAGTCGCCTGCAACAGAAGGATGTTGCAGTGGAAACGAGACAGAGACAGAGCAGACCACGGAGGAACGAACCTGTCTACCAAGAGGAGGAGAGTCGTTGTTCACTGATTGATATACCATACGGTAAGATTCTGTTTGTAGATCATGAAGGTAGGTCTATTACTGTTAAGTATGATGATGGTAGGTTAGAAGACTATGACTTTGATGATCTACAGTGGACAGATAGACATGGAGGCATGTGGGTAACATGAAAATAACAGGCTTCTTCAAAGAAGAAGAGTTTGATTTGTATACTGGTTTAAACAAAGATCCTCGTTTGTATTTTAAGTTTATTGAACGGAAAGACGGATTAGAAATACTCTTCAGTAAGAAAGAGATTGAAGAAATACAAGAGTGGTGTGAACGTATCTTAGGAGGATGACATGAAAGCAATAGGTAAAACTTACGTGTTCAATAGTCCTGGTTACAATCGTGATACTATAGCACACAAGACCCTCACAGAACTTAAACTTGAGATTAGGTTGACTCCTAGTCTACGTAAGTACTACAGACAAGTAGGTTTCTTAGGAGGAGGCAAACGTGCTAAATACCCAGTTGGTATGTTACCCAAGTGGATAACAGAGATGGAAGCCACTAAAACACAACTTGGGAGGAGGTAAGCGTGCTAAATGATCTCATCTACTGGTTCAATACACTTCCCTTGTGGGAACAAGGTATCTGGTTGTTGCTTGGTGTCTTTGGTATCACCATAACCATGGCTGCAATCGCTACAATTATAGATCTGATCAGACACGGGAGGAATTAAATGTCATGGACACCACGAAGAACTTACTTGAAACATCTTCATTACGCCATACAAAACGGCTACTACGTAGGATACCACTCAGGTAAAACTTTATGTGGTATTCGTGTTCAAAGACAAGAATTTACCTTGTCAACTAGAGAAACTGATTGTGATCTTTGTAAATACATATTCAAAGAATCAAGGAAAATAGCTCAACGAGTTTCTAAATTCAGGTGCATTTCCTGGAATGCGTGACAAATCAATGACTTAAGCCCAATCCCTGCTTGACTTAAGGGATTGGGTGTGCTATACTGTAGGTACAATGAGAGGAGGAAGTGATGGATAAGATCGAAGAAATAGTTGGCATACTAAGGCCACCTATGGCTGAAGGAAACTTCAACGTAGCTCGACAAGATACTGGTAATCCATTATGTTTATGCTGGATGGACATAACTAACGCTTTCTACTTCTTTCTTTATTATAAGAAACATTACCCACAGTTTAAATTCATGATCATTGAGAGGAGGATGTAATGAAATGTGCTCGATGTAAGGAGACCATTCTACCTTGTTGTACAACAGGGGAGTCTGCAATATATGGTTCATGTCATATATTGTGCGAACCATGTTTCTTCTCTGAAGACGAAGAAATTAACGAACATGGTAATGTTATGCCAGATACTTTACTAAGATATGGAGTCCCTAATGGGTAAACCTCGACGTAAAGGCATGAAGAAAGGTTATCTTAAAAAATTTAGTTCTCAAATGATTAATGGGGGAAGATATTCCCCCAAGACTACTTCCAAAGCTGAAGCGGCTAGACCTGAAAGATCAATGGGTTTTGGTAGGCCTGATATGAATAGGCCACCTCCTCCGTTGCCTGTTACAATAGGCAAATCTATATGGGAGGTTTCTCTTAACAAATCCAAACGTCTTAGAATTAAACCAGAAGAAGTAAAGTTTGCACCAAGATTATCTAATGGTGTACCGCTACCTATTGGCGCATACCATTTGTGTTTTGTTGGCAACATGTGGTTCTGGTTTCATAAGGAAGAGGGAGATATGAAACGATCTATAACCTATCACTCGGTCAAACGTGCTGAGTGTGTGTTCTTCGCTGGGACAATTGAGTGGGCCAATACCACATAGGAGGTATCATGGCGTTAATCAAGACATGTTGTAAGTGTGGTGGACGAACTGATAGACCGCCATATACACAACATCAGTGGATAGATTATGTTTGTTATAAGTGTGGTGGCGGTGGTGCTAGACCAGGATCATACGCCCCATACATTCCTAAAGGATGGCCTAGATTTACATCTAGTCCTTCCGTCTCGCCAAGGCTCGACACCATAATACCTAAACAAAGTCAATCTGTTTTTGATAAACTTAACCAATCTGTTAGATGTGTCGCGTAAATATTCCTCCCTTGCCGCACTCCTCCCTGCGGCATCCCTCAGAAGGGAGAGGGATTGCGCGATGCGTCGGCGAGAGGCGAGCGTCGGCTCCCTCTCGCTTTTAGCACATATAGCCCAATCAGGCAGAGGCAAGAGACTTAAAATCTCTATAGTGTGAGTTCGAGTCTCACTATGTGCACCAGTCGAGGTGTATACCATGTTTATCCCAGTACGACTCTACATCTCTTACTTACGTCACTGGCTATGGCCTCCGTACATCCCTCCCAAGGATAGAATTAACAGAGGTATGACCTTCCTGGGGAGGAGTATGGTCATGGAGTTAGACCCAAGAACTGTTAAATTTAAATCTGAGTTAGCTGACGTTATAGGCGATTTCATAGAAGACAAAGAACACAAAGGAGAAATCAGTAAGCAAGATAGAAACAACTGGTATGCTGCCTTTGGTAAGTATCTACCTGATCTACGTACTAGAGTTATAACCAAGGAAGACAGGAGAAAAGAAGCTGAAGAGATGAAGGCTCAGCGCCTGGGCATGTGTCAATCTAAATCTGCTTTTAACCTTAAAGGATCTTCATCATGAACACAGGTGTGATTGTCGTAAAGAACTCTGATGGTAAGATTCCAGAAGAGTTCGTAAACATCGCATCAACACAATGCGATGGGAGTTTTGGATTTGCTATGTCTAAACCAGATGGTGGGTTATTCCACTATTCGCAGAAAGCAAGTCCAGAAGAAGCAACAGAGATTACCAAAGAAACTCAGAACGATGCGCAGTGCGCAGATAAGACTGCTGTCTTCTTCTATGGTAAAGCTGAAGATAAGATACACACAGATGATCATCAACCACATGTTGTTTTGAGAGATTCGTCTAACCAACCTCTGATGGCCGTCTTCCTTGAAGGGAAGTTTGAGGAAGAGTTTGAGAAACTATCTGAGAATTCACCTCAACATCACACACCTGCATTCTTTGTAGCTCAGACTTATTTGGTTGGTAAGATATCTAAGTTGTTTCAACAGAATAAGTACAATCTTGTTGAGACAGTAAAAGATTTACAACAACCAGATACTTATAAGGAAATATCTGCTCGCGTTAGAGCGGATAAGACTAACCGTTTCCAAATTACATTCGTCCCTGCTATTGGTACACCATTTTCTATTAAACAAGGAGCCTCAGAGAAGTCTTTTCCTTGGGGTGACATTTCACAGGCATTCGGCTATGATGAAAAATCAACAACTAAACCGACTGTATCCTCGAAGAGTGTGTTTGGTTCTCCGTCCCCGGCTGCACCTACGGTTCCCTTACAACCTACAGTTAGTCCTCTACCGGACAATATACCTGATGGATCGAAGCCTTCTGTGCCCTCTGTACCGCAGAAAGACAACGATCTGACTAAGTATGCAGATATGTTGTTTGTACCTCCTGGTCACATTAAGAACCGTTCTTCTAGAAAGGATTGGTACAAACTGTATGGTTATCCAGGTATCTTAAATGAGATATCTAAGAATGAGAATAAGGCTAAAGGTGATTGGACACAGGGACAAGCCCCTATTAAGTTAACACATTCTCATCTTAAGAATGCTGAAGCGTTGTTACGAGACAACAAAATTGCGCGTTGGAGTGATGAAGCAAGGCCTGTAGCAGAAGTTAAACCTATCACGAGCGATGCACCGGCTGTTATCTCAGATGCTAAGGTAACTGAGACTAAGGCTCCTAGCATTATGATGATTGTACCGCCTTCGGATAGGCAGAAAATTGAGGTGTTACTTCCGCGAGTCATCTCATCTCGCGATGAAAAAGGGCAGCTTATCATTGACCCAGCTAAACTCAATGAGTATGAAAAGAGTGTACCAACACTTGCCGAGCAACTTGGGAAACCGGCTGGAACCTTTCTCCCGATTGACCCGGAAGGTTATGATTTGATTGAACAGGTTAATCCAGGGGCTACTAAACGTCTATTCTTTGAGAACCAAGGAATTATGGTTCATCTTCAGAAGAAGGTTGAAGAGTTAGAGAAGAAGGCTGAACCTAAAAGCAAGAGTGCTTTTGCCGCGTGAGTTAATTACAAATGCGGTAAACAAGTACAAATTCTTAGTCAACTACTACTGAGAAAAACAACAGTTGACCTGACATCACCCCAGCTGTTGTTCCCCAGGGGCGCAGCCCCCCGGCATTCCCCTGGGGTTTAATCTCTACACTTCCAATTATTCATATAGCCTCGGTATTGGTTTCTGGAACCGAGACTAGTCCTGTGATTGGTTCGGATCGAGAAGACACGTAAGAAACAGAACTCGCCGGTAATAGTGTTCTAAAGTAAATACGGAGAGTAAGATGGACTGGTTACATCACCTACGGTCTAAGAAGAAGACAGGTTTAGAAGAAGAGATTCTGTCTAAACAAAATACTAAACTCTTTGAGGATGCTATGAGTAAGACAATGAACACACCTGATGTAGCTGATCTATCTAATAAAATTGGAGCGGTAATTTTTGTCTACAATGATTTAATGAAACGTAGACGTGATCATGAATTATTAGAACATTTACATTTCGCTGGAGATGCTTATACTCTTATGGAAGTAAATGGTTGGTATCGTAAGAAAGATGCTTTACCTATTGTTCTGTTCCCTCAGATCTTAAGCCGTATTCCTGCATGGACTTGTGAAATCGAGAGGGATGAAGACGGAGAGATTAGAAGAAGAAAAAGCACTCAACACAATGCTCATTCTGCTATTATAAAGGGTGAAGTGTATGTTATCAAGGCAAATAAACTATATGAACTTGATCAATATCATGATAATGGTGTACAGTTCATAAGACAGAGAATAGATATACATATCCCATATGAAGAAGAGTTATTAACCAGAGACAAACAAGTAGCTTATTCTGGTATGTACCACCATCATCGTAAAGTATGGGCTTACATTGGTAATCCATTCTATTGGTGGGGTGAAAAAGATAAAGAAGGTTTACCGTTTGGTAGAGCTGTCCCATACAATAGTAGCTGGAAGAATGGCTCTGACAATTACATTAACGACATAGATTTTACACCTATGCCCATTCATACTCCTAGAAAGACATGGAGGCAATTATATTATTATCATGATCCAAGAAGTATCAAGTAAATTAGTAGAAGCCCATTTACCGTGTGAAGATTGTGGTAGTAGCGATGCACTATCCAAGTATTCAGATGGGCATAGTTATTGTTTTAGTTGTCAAAGTTTTCGTCCCAGTGTTGATGGTGGTCGAAGCCATTCTGAGGGAGATTACACATATGAATATCTCCCTTGGCGTGGTGTATCAAAAGAGACTATGCAATTCTACAACGTTAAGACTAAAATAGATGAGGACGGTGAACCGTTTTCTATTGGTTATCCTTATCCTAACGGTAGTTATAAAATTAGAGACTTATCCAAGAAAGAATTCTATACCAAAGGAGACATCAGTCAAGCTGGTCTCTTTGGACAGGATAAATTCTCGATTGGCGGTCACAAGTATGTGACCATAACTGAAGGAGAACTCGATGCGTTGTCCCTTTATCAAAGCATTAAAGGTCCTGTTGTTTCCGTTCGTAGCAGCTCTAGCGCTGTACGGGATTGTAGCAGCGTTCGGGCCTGGCTCAACAGCTACGAACGAATATATCTGGCATTTGATGCAGATGGCCCAGGACGCGACGCTGCCGCTGGTTGCGCACGCCTCTTCGACTTTAACAAAGTTTACCTGGTAAAGTTTACCAAACGGAAGGATGCTAACGAGTACCTTGAGAATGGTGAAGAAGACGAATTGAGAAAGATATGGTGGAACGCTAAGAAATTTGTACCTGAGAACATCATATCCTCATTCTCCGAATTCAAGACCATTCTCGAAACACCTACTAGGTTAGGAGTCCCGTATCCATTCCCTACTCTGACTGGGATGACGTATGGAATACGGTTAGGAGAGTCTGTCTTGGTCACGGCAATGGAAGGAGTAGGCAAGACAGAGTTCATGCATGCTATAGAATATCACCTACTAAAGGAGACAGACTCAAATGTCGGAGCCATCTATCTCGAAGAAACCAAACAGCGACACCTCCAAGCCATTGCGGGCCTCCATCTTAAGAAACCCGCACACCTTCCGGACTCTGGTGTTACGGTGGATCAGACACATCTCGCACTCATGGACGCTGTGGGTAGGGATGACCGTCTTCACCTCTATAGCCACTATGGGAGCGACGATCCAGAAATACTTCTGGACAGAATTCGGTTTCTCGTCACTGCCTGCTCTTGTTATTATATTATCTTGGACCACATTACTATGTCTGTTAGCGGCCTTGGGGGCGAAGACGAAAGACGAGCCCTAGACTACATCTCTACAAGACTAGAGATGATGGTCAAAGAACTTAACTTCTCTTTGATCATCGTCTCACATGTTAACGATCATGGTCAAACTAGAGGTAGTCGGTACATAAGTAAGATATGTGATATACGTATTGACTTAGAGAGAGACTTAACCAATGTGGATAATCTTATTAGAAACACCACAACAATCATGGTCTCTAAGAATAGGTTCTGTGGACGAACTGGTTATGCAGGTAAGCTATTCTTTGACCCAGCTTCGTACACGTATTCAGAATGGAACCCCAGTGCAGATAACGATAATGGACAACAAACATTGGGAGAAGCTGCATGAAAAACTGGAGTGAAATGAAAAACTGGAGTGAACTGGATTGGTGGAAAACTTCAGATTGGCTAAGTGTACAAAACAAATTTCTTTTGTATGAAGATAACATCTGTCCATGCATAGACGATATGTTCTTGTCTATGGAACTGACACCATATGAGGAGGTACGTTGTGCAATTATTGGACAAGATCCCTACCCTAATCCCGCTCTCGCTATGGGGCTTGCTTTCTCTATTCCCGATGTTGTACGGAAAGCGATATCTCCGACTCTTAGGAATATTTTTGATGAGTACATTTGTGATCTTCATTTGCCTAGTCCTACTACAACTGATTTAACTCCGTGGGCTAAACAAGGAGTATTCTTATGGAATGCTATTCCATCTTGTGAACAGTGGAAATCTATGAGTCATGATTGGGAGGAATGGCATGACCTCACGAGAGAAATCATGGAAAGATTGGACGATAAGGGAATTGTATTCATCTTTATCGGATCAGTTGCTAGAAGGTTTGTCCCTTATGTCAGCTCCCGTTCTAGTACAATTGAGTTATCTCACCCCAGTCCTCGTACTAATTCTTACCGCCCTCCACCTGGTTCACCTGTTAGGAGATTCAAAGGCAGTAGAATGTTTTCTTCAATTAATGATCTTTTAGGTTATAATCCTATAGATTGGAAATTACCATGAAAGATCTTCTAGTTAATAGAGACTGCGTTATACTTGATGGCAGTTGTGACTGCCCTAAAAGAAAAGATAGATTTTTACCTGATTGTAAATTACTCAAAGAAAATAAATTAGTCCCTTCAAGGATATCCAGAAAGGAAGGATCAGATGAATGAGAAACTTAGTACTCGCCGTGGTCTCTTTACTGTTCTTGGTAGTGCCATGGCAGGCGTCGGCTCAGCCCTCTTGTTTCGAAAGCTTAGAAAGTCTGAGGGAAGTGT